ACCATACGGTAGCATCTTTGGACATAGTTTTATGACCAAGAGCCGTCTTTTGTTCTGCAAGTGAGGTTAGTTTAGATGTTGCCATCTTCTATTTAGTTAGAGACCTAGATGGTCTTCAGTGAAGATTTTGAACTCCCAACCACGGTCAAGACAATACTCATTTGCGGCTTTCCACTTTGCTTGATTCACACCGTAAGTTACCACTTCTTGAATGTATTGCTTGGTCACTCTTTTCTTTTTCTCTGGTTCCATGGTCTGCTTCTTGGGTTTGACCTCAATCATAAGTGTTTTTAACTTACCATCTTTGGTTCTAACCTTGACCAGGAAGTCAGGAAAGTATCGGTGGTACTTTCCATCCACAGGAGATACATAAGGTATGATGAGTTCTTCGGACGCCCAAGATATAATATCAGGGTTTTTGTCCAACCATGTCATGACTTTGCATTCCCACGATGAGCGGTAAATGATGTTTTTATAGTCACCCACATACTTTTGTGGATTCTTAGGTGTAAATCTTCCAGAATAAGCCATAAATAGTATATATTCCTCATTTTAAGACGAACATGGCAATAATTTCAATTCCAACAGCAGTAGGTGGTGTAGCACTACCTGGAGCACTAGGTCAGGTAGCAAGCGGACCTTTGGCCGCATTGTTTGGTGGTCAAGGTTTAAATAAATTACAATATCCACCAGAACTAGCTACTGATGCAACAAAAACACACTATGTTGAATTTGCCATTAAAGAAGTTGCACCAGCATCTTACGAAACTTCACCGAGTGGTGCAAATTTAACACTTGGCGGTACAGCAAATGGAATTAATGCAGCAATATCAACTGATATTGGCCAAAATGTTGTTGGTAGCATAAGCAATATTACGGGCATAAACAAAGATAAAATAAATGGTGTTATTGGTGGTTTTTCAAAAGCACTGCAAGAAGGTATATCAATTACACCTCCAGTAAAAAAATTACAATCTTTAATTTACTTATACATGCCGGACACATTGGCTGCATCTTATAATGCAACATATAGTGATGTTGATTTGAGGGATGCTTTAGGAGAAGCAGTTAACACATTGAGGTCAATTGACCAACTTGCTAATCCAGCCGTAGATATTTTGTCTGGTGCCGGAAGTTTAAGTGTGAAAGCAAAACAAGCACAAGGTGTTGCTTCAACAGACCCAAATGCAATTGGTTTAGCTGTCAAATTGGGAACAGCAATCTCTGGTGCAAAATTTGGAACAGGTGGAGACCTTGGTAGCGTTTTACTACAAGGACAAGGATTAGCAATTAACCCACAAGTTCAAATGGTCTACAAGGGACTTCCACTAAGGTCTTTTCAACTATCTTTCACATTCACACCAAAGTCACAGCAAGAAGCAAAAACGATAGATGAAATCGTTTATACATTTAAGAAATGGGCTGCACCATCATTAACTAACGGTGCAGCCGCATCAAGCCAAAGTATGTATTTGATTCCTCCAGCATTGTTTCAAGTTCAATTCAAAATAAAAGGTGCTGAAAATTTCTATCTTCCAAAATATGCTGACTGTGTATTGGAAAACATTGATGTGAACTATGCACCAAATGGTTTTGCAGCACACACTGATGGTGCACCAGTTCAAACAACTTTAAATTTACAGTTTAAAGAACTTGAAATTGTTGATAGAAGCCGTCTACAAAAGGGCTTTCAGAATAATGATGCTCAAGGACTAAGATAATGAAATATTTTCAAAGTTTTCCTCTTGTTGCTTCAACCGACTATAACGGCAATCAAGTTGCACTTACAAATTTGATGTTAAGGTCTGAGATTGTTCCTACTTTGTTGAACAATCCTTTGTTATTCTATATATACGACATTCAGGATGGTGATACACCAGAATCTATTGCTAACAAGTATTATGGTGATTCATATCGTTATTGGATTGTATTGTATTCAAACCAAATCATTGACCCACAATGGCAATGGCCAATGGGTCCAAACTTGTTCAACGACTATATCATTGACAAATATACTGAAGCCACAGCAAACACATTAAATATTGCTGTTGCAAATGTCACATCAACACAAGTTTTTGCATACACACAAAGCACAATACAAGATTACATATTGACGTTGACAACATATGAAAGTGCAACATCAAACACAACTATAGCAAATTATACAATTGATGCTGCTGCTTATGCAAATGTCGGCGTACTCATATCTGAAAATCCTGGTACTCCTGTTTACTTTCCAAACGGAAACTATGTAACTAAAAAATATTCGGCTTCAACACAATCAATCTATGACTACGAAGTTCAACAGAATGAAGCAAATAGAACCATCAATTTGGTCAATTCAATTTATGTTCCACAATTTGAACAACAATTCAAATCATTGATGAGTAAATAATGGCAGATACACCAGGTTTAACTAAGACGGGTATAATTTACCCAAATGACTATACAATAATCAACTTAACATTGTTGACTTCTGTTAGTACATTTGATGTTAAGAATATTTTAATTGAACTATCGTACAATGAAGACATTTTCAATAACACAGCATCTGGTTATTTGATGTTGGTTGATGCAACAGGTTACATTGAAAAGTTGCACATGAATGGTAATGAATTCATTCGTATGACTTTTGGTAAAGCAGACGACAGCACCAATATCGTTGACAAGATTTTCCGTGTGTTTAAGGTAGCAAAAAGAATACCTGAAAATGATGGTAACACAGAAACATATTCTCTCTACTTCTGTTCTGAAGAATTGTTGCTATCAGAACAATATAAGGTCAGTAAGTCTTATAGAAGTAAAGACATTGCATCTAATGTTGTTGACATTCTAAAAACTTACCTACAAGTTTCAACCAATAAGATTGCAAGCATTGAGCAGACTTATGGCGTTTATGATTTCTTAATCCCAAATATCAAGCCATTTGATGCTATCAATTGGATGTCAACATATGCAAGACCTGCTAAGAATCCAGGTGCTGATATGTTGTTGTATGAAGATAAGTTTGGTTACAATTATCGTTCTTTACAATCTTTGTTTAAACAACAAGTGTATAATGCATACAGTTTCAATCCAAAGAATATTAATCAAAGGGTTCAAACAAACACACAACAAATTTACAATGTATTGACATATGAAATTATGGATTCATATGATTCACTTGGTGCAATCAATTCTGGTGTGTATGCAAACCAATTGTTGTCAGTTGACCCTTTGCTAAGAAGATACAAGGTAACTAACTTTGATTATGGTTCTTACTCAAACAAAGCAAGTAAATTGAATGAGTTTCCAATCACCAACAATTTCACCAACCGAAAAGGTGATGGTTTGAATCAGACACCACAGGCTGTTTATAAGTTGGTGTTCTCAAACTACAATCAAAACGATTCAAGTTACATCAAGAGCCATCCAGGTTCGGTAGCACACGATATTTTTGCCGAAACATATATTCCATACAGAACCGCACAGTTGCCTCTACTCAACTATACAAGAGTTAAAATAACTGTTCCAGGTGACCCTGGATTAACGGTGGGTCGTGTAGTGAAATTCAATTTACTATCTAAAGACCCAAATAAAAAAGAACCAGATGATTTCTATTCTGGTAACTATTTAATTACAGCAGTAAGACATATGTTGACCGTGCACCAATATAGAACTATATTAGAATTGGCTAAAGAAAGTACCACAAATCAATACTCTGCGGTTAGCACAGGTTCTTCATTGTGGAACAATACCGTGAAAGGAATTACATAATGAAAATGGTAAACAATTTTGCAGGTCTTAATGGCTTTGTCTGGTGGGTTGGTGTTGTTGAAAACCGCAAGGATCCATTAGAGGTGGGTCGTTGCCAAGTTAGAATTTTTGGTTGGCACACAGATAACAAACAACTGATACCAACAGCCGATTTACCTTGGTGTATGCCCTTGTATCCACTAAATCGCTCTAAAGACTTTTCAACACCAAGAGAAGGTGATTACATTGTTGGTTTCTTCTTTGATGGTGAATCTGGACAATTCCCTATCATGATGGGTGTTTTACCGGGCATTCAAGGTCCTGTTGCGGCCGGAGATTCTGGTTTCCAAGACCCAAGAACTGCGGCAGAAATTGCGGCAGCACCTCAAGTTCCTGCTGGTCAAACACAATACACACCAGGACAACCAACGATTGCACCATTGGCTAGAGGTGAAATTGCAAACTCAGCAATCTCAGCAACTAATTCTACAAGAAGTGCGGTGCAAGACATTACAACACCAATCAAAGCATCATTGGCTGCCGCAAAACTACAAGCAATGTATTTTGTGCAAGAGATTCGTTTGGCTAAAGATGCAATTATTGCTGCATTTAGTGCTCCAGGTACAGGTATTGGCAACTTAGCACAGACAGAACCATTACAGATTCTTGCAAAAGCCAAAGCATATGCACAAGAAGCACAGGCAGCAATTACTGCAACCAAAGAGGTTCAAGCTGCCGTTGCTGAGGTAAATTCTTCAGTATCTTACATTGAAG